TAGACCAAGTTATACCATAGCATTATTAAATGGATTAGATCAGTTTCCTGGAGCAGATAAAGAATATGATGAACTTCGTATGCATTAAGTGGGGTGATAAGTATCCCGCCAAATATGTGAATAATCTTTACAACATGGTAAAGAAGAACTACCCCAACCTGTTCACATTTACATGTTATACTGATGATGCCGATGGTTTAATTTGCGATACTGCACCTATACCAGACGATGGTATTCTACATCCAAAATATTGGTTTGGTAAAGAAACCTTCTGTTTCGATCGAGCAAAGTTCTTAGTATTCAATTCGCACAGCTGGTTAGGATATGAAGGCAACTGGTGCTACTTAGATCTTGATGTAGTAATCCAAGAAGATATATCTGACATAGAAGAACTTGCGCAGAAACCTCGTATCATTCAATGTCGTTGGCAACCAGAATCTCAGAAACACGACAGATTGTTTATTGAGATTCGCGGAACTTTTTTCAACTCCAGTATGATGCTTTGGCCTGGAAAATCATGCGAACACATTTACAGAGATGTTTTAAGCAATTCAGAATCCGTATTCAAAACTTTCTTTAAGGGAAGTGACAACTATCATTACTGGAGGCAGAGAGATTTCTGGAAAGATATTCCTGGTGGTTGGATTTATTCTTGGAATCGAGGCAAGCATTATCCCGACGATGTCAAACGATTTAAATTTCGACCAGATGCTAAGATCTGTTTGTTCAACACAGACAATGTTCCACATCCATCCGCCAGAGAACAGGAAGAATTATCTGACTGTTTAGACGAAAACATTATTAGATTATGGAACTGCGAATGAGAGTTAATTACGTCTGTTGCAAATGGGGGACGAAATACTCTGCGGAGTTTGTTAATCGTCTTTATCGAATGACAAAGAAACATACTCCAGATAATTTTGAGTTTCACTTCTATTGCTACACAGACAATAGTGAAGGGTTTGACGCTGAAATTAAAGTCATTGACTTCCCAGACATTCCCGACATCCATCCGAAATACTGGTTCGGATCTGAGGATTTCAAATACGGTATGGCACGTTGTTGGGACAGACCAAAGACTTTTATCTTCAACACCCACAACTTCGCAGAAGATAAACCAACTGGCAGATTTGTATTCTTCGATCTGGATGTAATTATTCAGAACGACTTATCGCCAATAATCACTTATGACCTAGAGAATCCTACTAAGTTACGTTCTTGGTGGCAAGACCCTCGCCCGATGAAGTCGCGCAACTTTAAGTTAGCGCATGGTGCATATACCAATGGCAGTTGTATGGTGTGGTCAGATGATCAAACAGAATGTATCTGGCAAGATGTCCTAGAGCATCAAGAGCGTATTTGGTTCACGTTTACAGATGGAACTGACAACTATCACAGTTGGCGTTGGGGTGACTTTAGTGATACTCCACTTTGGGCACACTTCCCAAGCACATTTGCTTACTCATATAATCGTGGTCGAAACTGGCACGAAGGTGACTTAGAAGTCGGAATATATAGAAAGGACTGTATCCTTTGTGTGTTTAATGTTGACTTACTTCCATTTCAGGACAACAGCAGAGGTAAAGTGAAGCAAGAGTCGCTTGTCGACCCTGATCTTTTAGAGCATTGGAATGTATGATGATTAATATTTACACAGTAAAGTGGGGTGGCAAATATGGTCCAGAACATGTCAACCGTGTTTTTGATCAATGCCGTGAACACATAACAACCGATTTTAATTTTTACTGCTTAACTGAACATCCGCTTGATCTAAATCCAGAAATTACTGTTATCCCTTTACCAGAAAATAACTACTACGAGAAATGGTGGAACAAACTGCATTTATTCGATCGCAGGATAATCAGGCAGCAAGGTGAGAAATTGTTCTTAGATTTAGATATTGAGATCCAACAGAATATTGACTGTATTGTAGATTACGATACAGTGGATAAATTGACGTTCGTCCGCACCCACTGGCACAACATGAAGAAAATGAAAACAGACACAAAGGATATTCCGCACAAATATACGGATCTCAATTCTAGTGTTCTGAGATGGAACGACAGATTAGATATCGATAAGATTACCAAGTTCGTCAGGGATTATCCCGACCAGATGTTTTATTATTATCGAGGACTCGACAACCTATTTGGTCATCAGAGAGAACGTCTGCTAAAGATTAATTTTTTCCCAGATGGTTGGGTGTATAGTTACAACTACGGATATATTTGGCCAACAGATGTGAGAGAACAAGTTATCCGCGAAGAACCACTTATTTGCTTATATGATTCAATGGAAAGACCACAAGATGTTAAACTATAACTATTTGAATAATTACCGAAATTGGGGCGATGGATTAGAAAAGATTGCACACGAGATGCCGTGGAAGCACGAGGATTTTCGTAAGTCTATGAATCCAAATACAATGGATGCTGCTATCTGGTTGGTTGAAAATCTTCAGGAAGTCACTCAAGACCCCGATCCATTGAATATTACTATTCTAAATTCTTGGTTAGGATTTCCGTTGGTTCCACTTCTGTGCGAAAATCTAAATGTTAAGAAAATCAACTTGATCGATATCGACAAAGATGCACTAGAACTATCAAAAGTATTCAATCGTTACTATAATAATGATAGAGGCATCGAACTCAATCACATCAACTGGGATATTCCTTTTGCATATCATGACATTAATGCATTAGAAACAGATGTTGTCATTTCTCTTTGTTGTGAGACCATGTATCCTCTGAAGAAAATGACAACAGCAAATCCAGATTGTATCTTTGCATGCCAGTCATCTAACGTATTCAAGGAAATGTATGGTATTAATTGCGTGCCAACGATTGAAGAGCACATCGAGAATATTGGAGTTACTGATGTTTTTTACGAAGGTAAAATTGAACAGTCCTACTGGTCTTGGGATGGTAAGGTAAACTTTGATCGCTTCATGGTAATAGGGAAGAAATGATATGGCAAGAGCAAGGATCGTCGCACCTCCACCGCAAGATTATATACCAGAACCATTAGTACCACCGCCGCCGCCACCCTGGATGGATTCTCCACCTGAGGAAGTAGTCGCGGAACAATGGATAGAGGGCAATTTAGAAGAAGAAATTGTATGCAATGAACCTTCCCAAGAAGAACTTGAGAAGGAAAGAATTGCCCAAGAAAAGTATGAAGAATTACAGCGACAGAAAGTAGAACAAGAATCTAAAGTTTCTGCAGAACTGCAAAGTTTACGCGAAGAAAACCAAAAACTTATTCGCGAAAAAGAGGCAGCAGAAAAAGCACGGGAAGATCAAATTGTAAAGGTTCGACAACAGGCAACTGATCAAAAAGGCAGTCAGTTGAACATGGTCGAAGCAAGGAAACCTTCCTTACTTAGCAGATTAAAAGATTTCCTAAGACGCCGAAGAATTCAACTTGCCACTGTTCCTCGTGCAAATTACGAGAAAGCAATTATTCATCAAGCAGCAGTTGCCGTTCCAAAAATGCTAGATGAGATTGAAAAGATGCACGAAAGTTTGACTATCTTAGAAGAACTATTGGCAAAACATAAAGAACGCGAAAAGATTAACCGAAGTGAGAAGCATCCTCGCCAGTAATATCTTCAATCATTGAGCGCCAAATTTCTAGATGCGGCACAACATAACCTAATGTTAATCTCTTTGCAGAGTTACCGCAGCAGTGATAAACAATTTTATTAGGATCGCTGCGGTCACCAAAATATCCAACCTTACATGACCAACCAACAGGATCCACCATAGTAACGATTTCTTTTGTTACTGGATCTAAGTAGCGGAAGTATCCACCATTTTCTTCTGCATTATATGTGATCAGAATATTGTATCCTGATGCATTCCAGTTGGTATGCCATCCCATGAAACCATTTTCAGGATAGTAAGTAAACACAGCATTGTTTCTAGCGCCGAGATAACTGATCAGTTCTCTATTGGTTTCTTGTTGCCTTCTGCCATATTCAGAAGGGAACCATGGTTGTCCATGTGCCTGTGACATGTCAGTACACCATGCTACATCCGGAAACCCGACATGTCGTTCACCCTTGCCAACGATATGGTTTAGATATTGCTCATCGGTAGCAGTGTCGACTGTCAATCCACCACGACGCTTTTCTTGATGCTCTTCTGGACCCAACACAAGATGCTGATCATTTTGGGCGAAGAACCATTCTGTGAATGGATCTAGAATATCGCTTAGTTCTTTAGAAACTGATTTTGTAAATTGTAGCATGTGTGTCCTGTTTAACTTAGTAAAGAATGTGGAATTGTGTAATGATAAATCACTACTGGTTGCCCCTGTAATTCTTCTTTTTTATATCCGGAAACAAAGTTCCACCTAGCATCTGGATCAGGGAATCTGGCAGTCTTAACACCAAAATCGTAATGATTCAGAAGTCTCCACATTGTGAAGGTATCCCACTGTAGCGCAGATTCGGGATAATGTTTACGATCCCATCCTGGTTTATTCTGCTCCCAATACTCACCATACCATGCACGCATAAGGTTTAATGTTTGTTCATTATTTCGATAGACGAACAACCCACAGTGCTCAGTCATTTCTTCCGTATCAGATAACTTAGTCAGTGCTGCGTTATATGGACGATTGGCAGTGAAGATGATATCGATATCCTCTGGGATCTGGTCGAAAATCTTTTGGATATCTTCATGTTCGACTTCGGTGTCGCAATCCATGTAAACTGTCAGATCGTATGGAGTTTGATCAAGCGCCCACAGTTTTGCTCGCTTGTCCCGTGGGACATTTTCAGTAATGACAGTGTCGAAGATTTCATAATCATCTGGTTGCACCCATTCCTCATGTGTGAAGAATGTAATATGTGCATCAGGATAGAAGTCGCGCAGAGATATAGCAGAATTTCTTGCTGCTCTATAGTAACCTTTTCTTACTGTTGCGACGTAAAGAAAACCATTATTCTGCATCGACTGATTCTCGAACAATAGCAGCATTCGCTTCTTCTTGTTGTAGGAGAATGACAGTATAAGCAGTAACTTCCATAATGTTCTTTGCTTTACGGATCTTGGACTTCAACTCGCGATTCTTTGAAGACTTAATTAGATCGATCTCGAATGCATCCAGTTTGGCAGCGAACAGTTGCTCTTGCTGCATACGAGTCTTGTCAACCTTCTGGCGTTCAATGTTATGCTTGATATGTTGATTGCGGTCATCAAACCGTTTCTTGGTATTCGCATCAATCTGCTCAATACTAAACTTCTTCATTAACTCATCAAAGTCACGGTTAGTTCCGTCATTCATAATCGATGCAGTTGCTCGTTTACCCGTATCAGAGTAAACGAACTCTGCGATAACATGTTGTTTTTCTTTGTTCGCCCAGTAAGGATTTTCAATAGTGCGGTTGGTAGTCATTCAAATCTCCAATAAAATAAATTTCAATATTATATATACGCCATTTTAATGCAAAAGTCAAGGTTTTTATGTGGTGCGAACCCAAAGTTTTATCGTCGATACCGTTTCCTTGGTTGCAATTACTGTTGCACCAGAGAAGTTTTGCGAGTATGTTCCGCTAAAGTTACTGGCATAATTTCCTGCATAGTTTCTAGAACCTGAGTAGAAACCTGTGTAGTTACCCGAGAAAAACCCAGTGTAGTTACCTGTGTATGTTGCAGTTCCTGCGAAGAATCCAGTATAAAACCCTGTAAAGAATCCAGTATAGTTACCTGTGTATGTCGCAGTTCCAAGATAGTTACCCGAGAAGAACCCAGTATAAGTGCCCGAATATGTTCCAGTGTAGGTTGCTGGACCAACATAGTTTCCTGTGAAGAATCCTAAGAAGTTCCCGAGATATGTTCCAGCATAGTTTGCAGCATAGTTTCTAGATCCCGAGAAGAATCCAGTATATGTTCCGAGGTAGTTACCTGCATAGCCACCAATGGGGGCGTAGTTTCTTGACCCAGCATACGTTCCTAAGTAGTTACCGCTGAATGAACCAAGATAGTTACCTGTAAAGTTATTTGCATAAGTTCCAAGGTAGTTACCAGCGTAAGCAATTGTGCCCACGAAACCACCAAAGAATGGTGTGTATGTTCCGAGGTAGTTACCACTGAAGTTACCAAGATATGTCCCAGAGAAGTTTCTTGAATATGTTCCAAGGTAGTTACCTGCATAGTTACCCGCATAGTTTCTTGAACCAGCATAAAATCCTAGGTAGTTACCGCTGAAGTTTCCAGCATAGTTACCAGCATAGTTTCTTGAACCAGCATAAAAACCAGTGTAGTTACCACTGAAGTTTCTTGTATAATTTCCAGAATAACCAGCAGTCCCTACAAAGTTTCCAACATAATTTCCTGAGAAACCTTGTGAGTAAGATCCTGAATAGTTTGCAGGTCCAACAAAGTTACCCGTAAAGTTATTTGCGTATGATCCAGAGTAATTTCCTGAGTAGTTTGCTGGTCCAACATATCCACCGCTGAAATTATTTGCAAAGTTACCCTGGAATGTCCCAGCATAGTTTGCAGTATAGTTTCTCGAACCTGAGAAGGTGCCGAGATAGTTACCAGAGAAGTTACCCAGATAGTTCTGTGGTGTTACTTGCTCTCTGGTGTCAGAAAACTCATTGCCCATTTCAACCCAAGTACCGCTTCCTGGTGCTGTAGATTGAACCTTATATGTGCCAATTCCTGTATCAATGATTCTGTTTCTGAAATTCGGAAGCATTTGTAGAATTTCAGAAGATGACATTTCTTTGACATCTTTGGTATCAATAAGTCTTAGTGGTCTAAGATTAGAGTCTGACAGTGTAGTTGCAGCAGTTTTCTGCCACAGATATGTTACAGTGTTTCCACCATTGGCAACGTCAGTCAATGTGTAACGAGCAACCCAAGTTCCACCAGATGGTGCTGTTGGTTGGAGGCGATATTGCCCTGCAGCATATGTAGACTCGGTGATCATAGCATTGATCGCATAGTCTAGGATTTCAGTATCAATTTGACCATCAGTCATTTCTTTAATACCATCGTCATATTTCAAAGGACGATTGGTGATATTTTCTGTCGCGGCAGCAGTAACCTGTTTAGCAGTGTATGTGACAGTATCAACCGCACCAGTTGCTGGGTGGGTTCCTGTTGCTTCTTGTCTATCAGTATCAGAGAATGTTCCGATAGAAGTACCAGAACCACTATTGTTTGTGGTGATGTTAATTTCGGCAGTGCCAGTACCATCTGAGTTTGCACCAAAGGAAACTGTCAGAGTTTGTGCAATATAATTTTTTACTTCATCGACAGACATCTGTTGTAGACCCTGCCAGTTTGCAGCAGAAACAGGTGTTGCTGAAGATTTGTTTCTCAAAACCATGTTTTTATGCCGTCCTTATCCACAATTTAACAGATGACACTGTTTCTTTAGTTGCTTGTATTGTTGCACCAGAAAATGTTCCACTGAAATTCCCCGAGAATGCTCTGGAATAATTTCCTGTATAATTTGCTGGTCCATTATATAGTCCGTCGTAGTTTCTGCTACCAGAGTAGTTTACTGCTCCACCATAACTTCCGGTGTAGTTACCTTCATAGTTTCTAGAACCAGTGTAGTTTGCTGGTCCGATATAGTTTCCGGCATAGTTACCATCATAGTTTCTTGAACCAGTATAGTTTGCTCCTCCACCGTAATTTCCGGTGTAGTTACCTTCATAGTTTCTAGAACCAGCGAAGTTTGCTGGACCAAGAAAATTGGCAGTTCCAAGATAGGTGCCACCGTAGTTTCTTGAACCAGTATAGTTTGCTGGACCTACGAAGTTTCCAGTTCCAAGATAACTGCCTTCATAGTTTCTAGAACCAGTGTAGTTTGCTGGACCGCCAAAGGTTCCAGTTCCAAGATAACTGCCACCGTAGTTTCTAGATCCAGCGAAGTTTGCTGGACCAAGAAAGTTTCCGAGTCCTGCATAGGTTCCTTCATAGTTTCTAGAACCAGAATATGGCGTTCCAGGAGCAGCATATGG